GTTGCTGATTTCATATTTTGGGCATAAAAAAGCACCATGCATAATTGCACGGTGCCTGTTATTCATCTTCTGTCTGTTTCAGATATCTTTCATAGCTTGCTTTTGCTTCAGACGGTGCATCTGCTTTGATTGTAGGCACCAGATCTTTCAGTTCCCACCAATCACGGTTGGACATCCAATATAAATCTAACTTTCTCATTGGATCAACCATCCTTTCAACAACTCAACAAAAGCTTCTGTAAACTCACTTGCATTGGAATTGTTCTTTGCCAGGATTTCCGGAACAATTTCTTTGAATTTGTTCTTACCGGAAGAAGTCTGGACTGCATATTCAGAAACATGTTCATAAAGGAACATGACCAGGTCAGCATCAGATATACTTTCCCTAAATACATTATAATATGCTTTTCTAGCAAAGTCAATACCTTTGTTGCCTTTTGCGGTGTTAATTAAGTGACCATATTCATGGATCACGATGTCTTCCGCAGTGGTTGAAGCAAACTGACCACCAAGCAAGATATTTCTTTCTGTGATTCCTCTATCTCTTAAAGCTTTTGCGTTCAGGGTGATGTGGGAATCTAATATGGAAGCAAATTCACCATCTGGGATTGACTGACTTACAGTGACAATCAACTTCTTTCCAACCGGGAATTCAGACCGCATTCTTGCAAGCGTGTCAATTTCAGTCTTCAAAAGGTCAGGATCACCATCAAAATGCTTCAAATCCGGAATCATTATTCCTTGACTGTCTGCATATTGAATCAGTTCTTTCTTCTTTGCTTTGGGGATGTCCCTTGCAACCGTCTTTGACCAGTCATTGGTTGTTTCCAGTTCCGTTGCCATCTTTGAAGCTTCCAGATATTTGTTTCTGAAATCATCAAAGTCATCGGTTTTATCCAAACCGAAGAATTTTGCACGTTCCTGAAGGGTTTTCAGTTCATCTTCATCCAGTCCAAGCCTTGCCCTTTGCAGAATCTGACATCTGCAATTGCAGTCTTCAGCAGGATCACCGAAGTCACCGGGGTACATGGCTTTCTTGCCACCCATTTCAAATGGTTCATCCAGTTCCCGGATCTGACCATCAAGACTTCTGTGTGTTTTTCTGGTGTCACCATCCAGGGTGGAATTCCACTGCTTCACCACATTGGCACCCTTGGCCTTTGCAGCGTTCTGTGCATCATACTTGGATGCCTGTTGGATTCTGTGTGATTCCGTTCTGACAATGGTGCTTGCCCTTCCAAGTGATACCTTTGCATACCTTGCAATATTCTTGGCAATGTCAGTGTGTGGCATACCGGAAGCAATGCCCCTGGTGATTTCAGAACTGATGGATTTCTTCAGCTTCTTGGTATCAACACCAAGGGATTCATACAGACCTTCACTGATCTTGGAATCCGTTGTCACAGCCTTCACAGCTGCATTCCTGTCAATTGGAAGGATAAGCGGAACACCCTGTCCGAACATGTCATAAACGGTGCCAACAAAAGCATCCGTGTAACTGTCAGACAGGAACTGCTGAATGGTGGTGTATTCATCCGCATGAAGCTTTTCCAGAACAGCTTCCACCTGTTTCTTCAGAACCTTTTGATGTTCTATTCTATAGATCCTGGATTGTGTCAGTTCATCAGATTGAAGGATTCTGATCTTCCGGTCAATGTCATTCAGTGCCTTCTGATATTGCTTGGTCAGCTGATCCAGAACCTTTTTCTCTGTGTTCAGCTGATGCTGAATGACTTCCTTCTGTCTTTTATTCAATCACACCACCGCCATCAGGATCTTCTTCCGGAACAACTGCATCAAGTGCAGACTGTGCCTTGAAGGGGTCAGTGTTTTCTTCTGGATCAGGGAACTTGCTTTTCAGTTCATCATAGTCCAGATCATAAGCTTCACACAGCATTTGCATGGTCAGTTCGTTGCCGAACTGTGCAGCTGTATTCAGGATGGTGGTGATTCTGGTCTGCTGTTCCTGGGCTTCCGTCAACCTGATTGTTGCCCTTTCCTGCTCGTTGGTGATGGTTTCACGCTCCAGATTGAACCAGACATCCTTCTGTTCATATGCAGTGCCATCAACTTCATTGATTTCCTTCAGCACAAGCTCCAGAATCTTTCTCAGGAACCGTTTGAAGCTTTTGTTGAAGCCTTCGCACTTCAGGTCAAGGTTTGCATATGCAGACTTAATTGCAACGCTCACCGTTGCATTGGTGTCCTTCAGTGCTTCTGTATTGACACCCATGCCAAAACGGAAGATGTTCTTTTCATCGGTATCCATCTTTGCTTTTCTGGCTTCCACAGGAATGTCAATGGTCTTGATTTCAACATCACCGTCTTCACCAACACCAATGTGTTTCTTGGACTTGATATTCATCATCAGTTCATCCAGGTTGTCACCTTCAAAGCCCTTCACAACATAAAGGGATTCATTGGTGTCCTGGATGTTGTTGGACAGTCCGGAATTCATCAGGTCATAAGAATCAATCATATCCTTGATGATATGCAGACCGCTTTTCTGTTTCTTGTTGTTGTCCAGACGGATAAAAGGGATCTGACCGAAGTCTTCAAAGTATGTTGCTTCGTCTCCGTCCTTCTTGTAAAGAATGTGCGGTCTTGGGTTTTTCTTCTGGTTCTTGTCCAGGGTGATATTTCCATCACCATCCTGAACATAGAATGTGACCTGCTTTTCATCCCACACTTCAATTCTGATGATAGGCTTGTTGTCCTTGTCGATTCTGTCAACATAGGGGAAAATAACATACTTGCAGCCATCATCCGTTTCATTCTCACGGACTTCAACAACATCAAGGGAATCTGCACACTGGAAACAGGTCTGACCCTTCTTGTTCTTGTATGCATAGAAGAAGTCAAAGCCCTTATAAATGGCACCAAGAACTGCATCATACAGTTCAGAATTGAAGTCATCATTGTTATTGAAGTATTCATCCAACCTGGACTGCAATTTAGGATCATCAGAATTGAACAGCGGTTCCTTTCCGGAAAGGATATACTGTGCTTCCTGCTCTGAAAGGATATTCCAGAAAGGGTGTGCAATCCGGATGTTGGATTTGGTCTTGTCTTCTTGCAGGACACCATCTGCGTTTATGAAGAAGATTCTATATTTCTTAATGTCATGGTCACCGTTGAAATATCGGTCACCTTCTCTGGCAAGCTGCTTTCTTTTGCTTGCACGGTCATTATCAATCAGCGTTTTAATTTCTTCAGGTTTTAACATTTAATCACCACTATCTTTTATCTTGCCCCTTTGGGAATGTCGAAGTGTACATTGTTGGATCCGGTAATTGGATAATGATAACGGACACCGCCTATGGCATCCAGTTCCGTTTCCACTCTCAGCTGTGACTTACCAGCAGCATAGATATCACAGGCTTCACCGTACTGGTGCTGCGATGTCTCCACACCGCCCTGAAGGCGGTTCCAGGTGGGGCAGCGAAGGCCACTGATAATGGTGATAGGAACACCAAGATTCTTCCGCAGCTGATCAGCAATTCTAACCAGCTGTTCCTTCGGTTCTGCCGGGAATCCATTGCAGTATTTGCCACCGCACTTGCAACGGAATTCTTCACGGTCAAAGAATTCGATTTCATCCCAGAAGGTGCCTGTTGCTTCTTTGGTAGGGACATTGGTGTCCTTATCAACTTGCTTCGCTGGCATACCATACGCAACAGCGTGTGTCAGTGCCTTGTCAGTTTCTGTTCCACCATGTCCATCAACTGTGATACCACCAAAATCCTTCTGAAAGGCCGTGCAAGCGGTCTTGCTGAGTGTTCCCCAGGTACCGTCTACATTACCAACGTAATAACCCAGATAGGCAAGCAGGTGTTGTCTTTGCTTGATTGTCATTTTGCTTTCCTCCTTGCTTATGTCAGCCAAGATCCATATGGCTTCGGATTTTCATAAACACCAGTCAATGCGTCAGGTGCATCATCATGTTCGTTCTTGCCTTCTCTTTGATACCTTTTGATTGCCCTGGCAAAGTCAGGCCATCTGTCTTCCCAGTTGACCGGGAAATACAAATTGTTCATGACAGATGTGCTGTTTGACAGGATCCGTGCTTCCTTGTTTTTTGACTGGTGGAACCATTTGATGTTCGTGTGCCTGTTTCCTAATTCCTTGCACTCTCTTTCCACGTTCCGTGCAAATCCTCTACCACCATTATTGGATTCGATGATTGCACATCCAACATTGTTCACTGTCAGCATTCTTGCTGTTGCAGGTTCAGTTGTTTCCATGGATTCTTTGCTATACAGAACATCAAGGATGTAATATGCACCTTCGTACATGCCGTAGCAAATAGAACACAAAAAATCACCGCCTGTATCAGCGGTGTCGGTGTAGTTCAGAATATACTTGAACAAGGAATTGCCCTTGTCATCTTTGGGTGTTTCAGTGTAGGTCTTCAACTTGGTGTACAGTCTGCCCTTGACATCAATGGGTTCCTGCTGATAGTTGGCAGCAACAATGTCCTTGTTCATGTTCAAGGTCTTCAGTTCAAAGTCTTTCCTTGACAGTATTTCAGGACACAGCATGGATCCATCATCTTGGACAGCTTTGTAGTTCACATGAACAACATTCTGATAGTTTGCCAGGATGAATCCTGCAAGATCGTCATTGCTCCATCTGGTCATGATGACAATCAACTTGAAACCATTTTCTGTTCTGGAAAGCATTGTGTCAGTGAACCATGACCGCAACTTTTCCAACGTGTTTGCATTGTAGGCTTCTTCAGCGTTCTTGATAACATCGTCAATGATCATGATGTTACAACCGAAGCCTGTTGCTGTGCCTGTTGGGGAAGTAGCAAGATAGTTGGCCTGTTGGCTTCCTTCCAATGCCCACTTTTGCGCCGCCGCTTCACCATACTTGATTTTGGTGTTTGGAAATATATCATTGTAAACTGTGACACCCGCTGTCTTTTGTTCGGCTATACAGTCTCTAACTTGTTTTGCAAAAGTGCCAGACAATGTTTCGTTATATGATCCTGTCATTACCTTTATATCAGAACCATATTTGCCAAACAGCCACTGAACAAACTTTGTTGAAGTTCTTGACTTTCCGTGTCGTGGTGGCATGTTAACCACCATGATTTGTTCAGATGCTTCATCAATAAACCACTGAAGCTTTTCAGCCAAGTCTTTCAGAAAATGCCTTTCTTCTGTATAGAAGTCTGGTGAAGTAAATTTGCAGTATTCCCAAAAGCTACGCTTAGACAATTCTAACCTTGCATAGTATTTCAGAACGTCTTTATCCATCATAGATCAGCTTTTTCAGTTCTTCGGTTGTCAGTCCTGCCATCGGATTATTGACTTCAGCACTAACATTTGCATCTGTCTTTGTGGTGTAGCCATATTT